CACCCAGGATACCCGCTTCGTCAATGCCGGGGAGACCGTCAAGCCTGGCTGGTACTGGTGGTCCTGCGTTCCGGGTTGCTTGCCCGACTCGGAGTGGGCCACCGGCCCGTTCACCTCGGCCACCCGCGCCGCCGGGGACGCACTGGATACCCGGCCATGAGTGACACCCGTTTCCGCGACCTGCGTATCGGCGACAGCTTCGACTTCATCGGCCCCGAGGCCAGGTTCAATTCGTTCTACGAACGCTGCACCAAAGTCACCACCCGCAGCTATGAGTGGTTCCACCCGGAGCGCCACACCAACCTGCGCTCCGAGGTCGGCACCATCAACTGCAAGGTTTACCACGTCAAACGCAAGGAGGGGAGATGAGCAAATACAAACTACTGGCCGAGATCGACCAGGCCAAACAACAGATCAAACGGCTGGATGCGCTGATCGACAGTCTGCGTACCCAAGCCAGCGATGCCTATGCGGCACGGGAGACATTCCTGCTGCAACTCGACGCCGCCCGTCAACAACTGGAACTGCTGGAGGTGCAATGAGTGATTTTCTGGTGCGCGATGAGGGCAGCATCTACCTGCTTACCCCCAAGACCCCAGCCGCAGTGGAGTGGGTCAGGGCCAATTTGCCCGAGGACAGGCTGCGCTGGGCGGGGGCCACTGTGATCGAACACCGCTACGTCGGCGATGTCATCACCGGCATCGCCGAATCCGGTCTGCAAGTGGAGATCAAATGATGATCAGAACCAACATCTTCCTCACCGCGCCGCAGCTAGCCGCCTTGCAGCAGCTTGCAGGGTCTACCGGGTTATCCGTCGCCGAGCTTGTGCGGAGGGCGATTGATCTTTACCTGACCCCGGCCCAGATCCACTGACCGGGGGGCGCAACAGCGCCGGTATCTGCTGCTGCGCCGCCTCGTAAGCATGGACCTGTTCCAGCATCACGCCGATGGCCGCATGGACCCGGTCGATGCCGGGATGCCACTGGCCGCAGAGTGGACAGAGGATCATAGGTAGTAGTGCAGCATGATGCCAACGAAGGCGATGGCGCCGCCCACCGTCAGCGCCACGATCAGGCACCCCCGGAGGGCGCTCCGGGTTACCGCCCGTACCGCCGGGTCATCACGGTCCACCTCAATACCGGTCGGGGGTCATGATGTCGATGCGGATGTTGGTCGGCGCACCGCCCAACGGCCGGTCGCCATTGGTCACGATGATGTCGAGCGTGTCGTCATAGGTCATCATCACCTGGCTGGGACTGCCCGGTGTCGGCGCATTGGACAGCGCACACGATGGTGCATTCTCGGTCGAGGTGAAACGCTGGATGCCGTTGTTGTTCAGCGTCAGGGTGCGGGTGATGACTGCTGAACCAGGCTCCTCGATGACATTGATCCGCCCGAATTTGGTCGGGTCCATCGCCGACTTCCAGACCAGCCGGAAGCAACAGGTCTGGAGCGGAGCCAACTGCACATTCTTCAACGTCACCTGACCGCTTTCCGGCCACGGCACGATCACCGGCGGCACCGGGGTCGGATAGTCCTGCCCTGATGGAGGAGGTTCGCCGCCACCTGTTCCGCCGTCGCCACCATCAGGTGGGGGCGTGCCACCGCTGCCTGCCGGTCCCTGTGGTCCGGGTGGACCCTGCGGTCCCGGCGCACCCTGTGGTCCCGCAGGACCGGCTGGTCCGGGGACGCCTTGTGGTCCGGCAGGACCGGCAGGGCCAGCGGGTCCGGCTGGTCCCGGCGGACCCATCACGCCACTGGGCGGCGGCGCATCGTCACCACCGTCGCGAACATAAAACTGGGTGCAGTCGATGACCTGAACAGTGTCGGCATCCGAGCCTGCCGGGAATACATAGAGTTTCATCGCAGCCCCCTTCGTCTACGCATGGTCCAGAACCGGCGCATGTACTCCCGCCGCCTTATCCGCGCTTTCACCTTCTCGATCACCACCAGACACGCCAGGAACGCGCCGGTCAGCACGATCAGCGCAATCCACGGTAACACCCCGTCATCGCTCACCGCAAGCGCCCCAGGTGCCTCTGCACCGCCGCCAGCGCCTCTTCGACCGTGGTCACCACCGCCAGCGGCCCGTGCCACTGCTCCAGGAAACCAGCCTGGTCCTCGGTCAAGGCGCGGCGCGACGCCGACTTGTCGCCATCCTTCACCTCCAGCAGCAGGTTCATGCCCCACGTCCCGCCACGGCCCACCAACAGGTCGGGACAACCCTGGCCGATGGGGGCCAGCGACAGCACCGAGCAGCCGGTCTGGCGCAGGGCCTGCACGATAGCCGCCTGGTTGGCGTCTACTTTGGCGGCGCGGCGCATAGCTCAAGATTCAGGTAGGCCATATCGATCAGCGCCGTGCGTGGTACGAACCAGGCCTTGGGCAAGTCCTCCCTGCCATTGTTGGTGAACCAGGCGCTGTCCTGCTTGCACTTCTCGCCCTGCACCCAGCCAATCAGCCGCAGGTCCGGTATGCGCCCGGTCACCAGCACATAGATGTGGTCCAGGCGGTCGCCGGGACGCACGATCAGTTGGGCATCGGGGCGGTGACTGGAGCGGACCTGAATCCGGTCGCCCACATCCGGGTCGGCCTTGTCGGCATTGACCGATGCAGGCCAATAGACCCCGAGATAATCGGCAACGACAAGCTCCGCTGCCGCACCCTCGATATCGCGATCCCACCCCTTGCGTTCACCATCATCCTCATAGCCGTCATTGACACCCTTGCCCTTTTGCTTCGATGACACCCGGCGCATGGTGCCCACCTGGGCAGCAATCATTACATTCGACCAGGATATCCTGACCTCAACCGGCTGCGCCGGAACCAGCCGGATTACTGTGGCGGATTGCATAGCGGTTCGCACTGGTCGGCCACCAGGCCACGCAGACAGACCAGGGCGCTGTCCAGGTCGGCCTGCATGGTCGGCAGGTCATCCTTCCAGGCCTGGGGCATCGGCCATCCCCAATGGGCAGCGAGGCGCTCGTAGAGGCCGCGCAGTTCCAGCCGTTTCTGCTGTTGGGTAAGAGGGTCGCTCATTTGTAGCGCATCGTTGCGGCCAGCACCGCCTTGGTCGTGCGATGTTCATTGCGCTCCCGGCTGATGCGCTTCTTGTGCGGTGCCTCGCGCTTGATCAGGATCACCCCCTCCAGGCAACACGCGGCCAGCGTCGCCGGTTGGTCGGCACTGTACCCGGCACACCTCGGGCAAAGCTGGCGATGGGTGGCGAAGTCGGCATCGAGCAGCAGCCCGGTGCTGTACTGGAAATCTTTCATACCCCCTCCCTTATCTATAGATAATCGAGAATTTCAAAGTCAAAGTCAAAAGCAACTTCTTTTATATAGATCAACTTCAAAACATTGGGCGTCTCGCCGTTGGTGAGCAGCCGGAACCATCCCTCCGGGGAGGGATGAATCGCACTTATCCACAGGCCTGTTTCGCCGTCGGAGCCGCGTGCCGGGCTAGCCTTTCGTTGCACGGGTGCTAGCTTCACCGCCCGTATGTGTGGTGCTTCCGCAACTGTCCGACCAGTACCACTGTTCGCCGACGCCCCCTGTCGCTGATTAGTCCCGAGGCGCAAGCCATAACCGCCAGACGCGAAAAAACCTCGTAAGGCGGGAGACGGGTGGAATACAGCGGATGTACGACGCTGCCCGGTTGGGACCGGTCCATCCCCCAGCTTACGAGGTCTGCTTATCGTACATCCATGCACCGCACCGATTCCACTCGGCGCGGATAGTTTGCATCTGGGAAACTGGGAAGTAAAGGAAAACTTCTTGCCCAACTACTTTTTCGCGCACCAGTCCGCCCATTCACCCCATAGGGTGCCGACGAAGAGCGCCCCGGTCACCCAGATCGGGGACAGCAGCAGCACGATGAACCAGTGCAGGCTGAACAACCAGACGATGATCGCCGCCACGCCCAGCGTCGCCACCGCCAGCAGCAGCGCCACAAAGCACCGCTCGACCAGCGTCACCGCCATCTCCAGCACCATCAGTATCCTAGCCATTCATGCCTTCCTTCCGTTTCCGCCTGTTGTCCCGAGGTTCGAGATCGATCAACTCGCCGTTCAGATCAGCCGCCAGCCGCAGCAGCACCGGGCCATCGTTGCCATTGAGCAACACCCATACCTCCCCGTCCAGAAAATAGACCATGACCACCCTCCTGAAAAACAGGGGCACGTCTCTGTAGGAACGTGCCCCTCAACGCCGCCGGGAACGGACTGACCCGGTCGGATTCGCCGCCATGCGGGGTCGGCGAATTCTTATGTCCTGCGGCGTCCATGCAGTGGCCCGAATATGTCCGGCCTCAATTCCAGCCGGGTCACCTTGCCCTTGGTCGCCTTCTCAATCGTTGCCGCCCGAGCCGGGGAGATCGGCTCCCGGCCCAATAGCCATTGCGATATCGCACCCTGGGTCACTCCCAGCTTCTGGGCGAACTCCTCCTGGGTCATCAGCGTGGTCTTCAGATAGTCGGATAGATTCATCCGGCCATTGTCACAATAGTTGTGTTGATTTGCAACACCCACGAAATATTATTAGATTAGCTATTGCACACCGATACACTTTGGCTGATAATCCATTTCATCGACACCCCACCCGGAGCAACAGCAATGAAGACCTACCGCATCGACGCCGTCCCGACCACCTTGGTCACCCCGCTGATCCACGTCCTGACGTTGGTCAATGCCGGTGTCGGCCCCACCACCGCCTGCGCCTTCGTCGCCAACAACGCCGTGGAGTACGTCTC